AGGCCATTGCGCCCAAAATATTGGTTGACCAATCAAGTGTTCTTTCTCCATCACCATCTCAACAAAATCAAGCGGTGATACTTGCACAGTTGCATCTTTTGTTTTTAATGCGTTCTTGTACAGCGGGATAGCGCCATCATCACCTTTGTTTGTTTCAAACCAAGCGCCAACTCCCGTGTCATAGCCAAACCAACCCACGCAGTCATCCTTGTCCTCCATCTCTTTCAACATATGATTTAATGCCATCATCTGTTTACTTTTTTCCATGCGTTGGGCATGAAGAAAATTCATTGCCTCGTTCAAAGCTTGAGTTGCACCATACAACTCAATGATCTCTTCTTTAATTTCTTCTTTGGTTTTCATTTTTGTTCCCTTGCTCGAATTTTGTCCGCAATAATTTCAGAGTAATTACGCTCTAACCCATCTGCATATGAGTCAGCAATCTTTGCACACGCCTCACGCTCTTGTTCTATTGCTTTTTTGACTAAAAACACTAAAAACTTTTCAGCACAGGCAACGCAATAAAGCGCATGGCCGCCACTAGCACCACATTCAGCACAGCCATGCTCTTCAGTCATTCTTGTCCCCTTGCTCGGATTAGTTCTGCTATTGCTTTAGGACTGCCTTGCCACGGTTCTTCTGCAATCTTTGCACACGTCTCACGCTCGGTTTTAATTGCACTGTTAACTAACCGCAAAACTTCTTCATCGCAATCCATCAAACGCTTGAACGCAACAAGGTTTAATTGTTCTTTGTGAAATAATTTGATGTATTCTTCTCTAGTCATTCTTGTCCCCTTACTTACATATTTTTCAGCACAGGCAACGCAATAAAGCGCATGACCCCCACCAACACCACACTCTGCGCATGTTTCTTGTTGAGATATCTTTAAGATATCTTTTTTACTCATCAACAGTCTCCATAAGCATGGCCAAACCCTGACTCGCAATTAAGCGGAAGCTCCTGTGCCCACTTCGGACGCAAACGCATACACAACTCAACGTATTCTGTTGCCTGCTGTGTTTCACCGCTTGGTACTACGCACATAATAGCATCATGCACAGTCATTGCAACCTTGTACTTTTTAGCAATCAAAAGCATCTGCTCACCGATAATAATTCGTGCCAAGGCCTGACATACATTCTCTATTACCTTCCCTCCGTATATGCGTGTAGGGATAAGCGCTTTGCCTCTCCTGGTGTCGTAAACCAATTCTGTCTTACCCTCAGTCTGTTGCGTGCGTAGATTTGGGTACTTCAAGTACAAGCCATTGGGTAACTTAATTCCCTTTTTGCCGTCAACCAATAAAACACCCAGTCGGCCAAGTTTTACAGTCTGATTGTTCATTATGGCTTTTAACGCCAAAGCACCTTCTTTCCATAGCTCGACAATCTGTGGATAAGTACTTCGATAAGTTTCGATGATGCGTTTAGATTCCTCCTCCTCAATATCCACTCCGAACGTTTTAAGTTGCGCCTTAAATTTAATTGCTCCCATGCCGTATCCAGCCCCCAAAATCGTCGTCTTACCCACAAAGCGTTCCGACTTATCGATCTTTTCTTCCGCCTTCGCATAGATAGCAGATGCCATGATTTTGTATACGTCCTGTCCATTTTCAAATGCCTCCACTAAATCGTCTTGCTCGGCTAACCATGCTAGGGTTCTTGCTTCAATCTGAGATGAATCCGAGTCAATAAGCTGACAATTGTCAGGTGCTACGATCGCTTGCTTAATAGGCGATGACCTTGGTAGGTTTTGCAAATTGATTTTGTCGTCTCCACCCCAACGGCCTGTGTGTGCGGCGTAATAGCGTAGGGGAACTGGCATTGACCCCCGTTTTGACATCTCCAAAAACCGAGCGGTTCTTGTTTCTTCTAGCGTAGACTTAGTACCTAACCTCGCTGCCACTAAACTTTGTACTTCTAAGCTAGGGTGATCCAATAGGGCTTTGAACCCCTCGTCAGTTTTAGAGAACGCAAATGTTTGCTTGCCGTTGGCTAGGCTCGTTTTCATGGGGGGCTCGATGCCGTATCCTTTGAGCAACTCGGCAAACTTGGGATTACTCATCAACGTATCCCTGTCAAAGTTTTGTAGTAGCTCCTCTTTGCGTTGTCGTACTTGGAGTAAATGGGCGTGCAGTTTTGTGCTATCTAATGTTAGCACTGGCTCGGTGAACATCCGCAAGGTTATATCAATCAGGCTTAGCTCCACAGTTGGGAACGGCATCATGTGCTTAAAGATTTGATACGTTAGTGCTACATCGTTCTTACAATATTCACCGTATTGTTTTAGTTGGTCGGGAGGGAAGTCAACCCTGCGAAGCCCAAGTGCATTGACTACCTCAGTACCCTTAACACCTACGCCATAATACTCCGCCAAAACCTTGAGACTTCCGCCTACTTCCGTACCGTGAATAGCTCGTGCCATGCTCAGGGTATCCAACCATTTCTTAGGTTTAATATCGAATAGCCAAGTCAGGATCGCCCCATCAAACTGAGCATTGTGGGCTAACACCATGTGCTGATCTAACTGCAAGGACTTGAGAAACAATTGAGTCTCACTCATTGTCCCTGTGAACCAGACTGGCTCGGCATCATCCACCTGTGCTGATACACCGATGACCTCAAACTGCTCGCTCCTCACATACTCCTCGGTCGTCATCTTGGTAAGACTGAAATCCTTAGAGTAGTAGGTCTCAAAGTCTATTGTGATGACGCTCATTTGTTTACTGCGTCCATTCTTGAGTAACTTACCGCTTGCCCTTCAGCTTGAATTTGCGTTTTGCCAAATCCTTTTTTATACACAATCTTCTTTGGTTGTGGCTCTTCGGGCTCATCAAGTAACTGCAACAACACGTTGTCTTCAAACTTTTTACGCTCAACTTCTCGTATCGCAAGGATAAGCGTTTCTTTTTCTTGGTCGTTCAAAAACCACAAAGCCCCTTCTTTACCCTGTGCAAGTAAAAGTATATCTTCGTACTCGTCGGAAAACTTGTTACCATACTTGAATTCTTCGGGGTAAGTCTTGAGTCGCTCGGCTAAAATTTTCACTGAGTTTAAAAATGCCATCATTCATCCTTTAAAAGTTTAATAGTCCCCTCAAGAAAATCCATGCTAGTTTCTCGTACTACAATAGCCACACCAAAGCGTTTCTTTATTTCGCAAAAGTGTTTAGTTTGTAATGCAGTCGGCTGATTAAATCCCGCTTTAGCTTCGATAGCCAAGAACTTGCCGTTAACACAACACAGAAAATCAGGCACGCCCGAGTTACCAAAGCCCGATCCTATCGGCATAGCGTAGTACACTCCATGCTTTTCAAGGATGCCCTTGATTTGTTTTTTAACTTTCGCTTCGGGGGTTTGTGCCATGCGCTATATTATAGATGCGCATTAGACTTTGTCAAGTAATAAAGTAGCTTAACGTAAATAAAAACCTGACAAATGTCAGGAATTGGGGGGATATACAGATTACGTGCCCCCCTCACGCTTAGGATGTACTATGCCCACAAACTCTCACTGCGGAGAGCATAGTACCACAAGTGCCGTCACATCTGTAAGGCTAGGCCACTCGTCCAATTATGATTCCGCAGTTAAGAATTTAGTTTAGCAATGGCACGATCTAAGTACCATTTAGCTTTATTTAAGTCTTCGAGCGTATTGCCCTTGTGCTTAGCCCTACTGACGTATTTGACTACGTTGCCGAGGTGATACCCAAGTTGTTTCGCTTCAATAAAGTCAATGGTCTCGATACCACCGACGGTGTAATGCAACGGATGATTGACACTGTCGGCTTCATCTAATTCAAATCGCTTAGCAAATTCTGCCAACAATGAGGCGGTGTCCGCTTCTTCTTTTGCTTCGTTCATAGCGTTAATGTTGTCCATGTGCTTGTTTATATTTTTTTCAATCGCTGCGTGTTTCATCTTGTTCCTAACCACGTAGATGTAAGATGGCTCAGCCTTGGTTGCTTTGACGATCTCCGATGTGGTCGCTTCGGGGTTTGCTTCGATGTAGTTACGAATCTTTTGTGTTTTAGTTAGTTTCATTTGCTATTTCTTTCTTCATGTGTTGTGTTAATATTTCTCTCATCTTCGCTTGCTTTGTATAAGGATACTTACTCTCGTAGTAATCCAGTACATCTTTAGGTAAACGTAGGCTCAAGTGAGTCAATGCGGGTTTTTTACCCAAACCACGGCCACTCCGTTTCTTTTCTAATCCTGTTTTTAGTTCATCAATTCGGTCGAATATCATTCGTCACTCCAATCTGCGTCTTCTACAATTTCCAGCAGTGCATCGCTAGGCCATACCACAATAGGTGTATCTTCGCCAATGTACCCACCCTCAATGTTGTACTCGACAAACTCTCGGGCTTCGTCAAATGTCATACCATCCCTGTCGGCCAATACCTTACACATCTTCTCGCCGTCGTAAACTATTGTGGTTACCCGGGATCTGTTTTGCCATACTGAAGCATATCCAATGATTGCCTCGTCAAACCCATCATACTTTTTCATCGCTCTAACCCCTTCATAATAACCACAGTTGCCATAGCTTCTGCTAGTGTCTCTCCATCTCTTACAATATACGCTTGATGAGTCCAGTCAGGCCCAGTCGGGTTAGACTTATATGTGCTGATCTCAATGATCTTGCCGTTCAATGCTTCGATGACCCCAAACTTTACTTCGGTATCAGATTGCAGAGTATTGAGTTGTCGATTAGAGTTTTCAGGAGAACCTAATGTGACCCCATCGATGATACTCCGAACGTAGGCTTTTAAACTTTTACTCATAGTCCCACCCCATGTTCTTCTTCAATATCCCTAGCGAATTGTCTCCAGTCCATCGTTCTTCTGTACAAGGCATGGATACGTTCATCGGATAGTGGCTCTTTGCGTAGCCTTTCGATTAGTAGTGCTTGGTCTTGCAATAGTTTATCTTGCTTGTCTACCAAGTCTTTCATGTACTCCATGTCTGAAATCTGTGTGTCTTTTCCGTATACTCGTGGGGTATAGTCAGCCTTTGATACACTGATTGCATCTTTAATTGCGGATACTATGCCATACCTAACTATGAAGTCAGTACCTTCTTTATCCATGTTTATCACGCAGTCGGCCGAACCATCCTCATTCTCTTTTATGCGCTCAACTTCAATCTTCATTTGTTTTCTCCATCATAAAAATCAAACCACTCACAAATTTCTGCTATCACCGCTTCATCTATACAATCCTTTATCCGTTTTTCATCGGGGTTGGGGTCGTGTTTGTGGGCTCTCGCCCAGCCCATGTTGATACCCTGTTCTACACACATAGCTAGAACCATGTAATCTTTTGGTTTCATGTCACCACCTCTTTGCGTTGGACTTGTTTCAATAAAAGCCAGTTCCCACCATCTCTGACTATGCGGATAGCTCGAACCCACTCCCTCATGTTGTGCCGTTGTTGGCAGTAGGGTATGTAGTCTAAGCACCACATCTCCCTTGCTCGTTTAAGTATCCTAGTATCCATAGTTATTCCTATACCACAATTAAGAAATTATCTTTGTCATGCCTACATCCCACGTTTGATATACACTGCTCGTCTTCGATAAGTTTAAGCATACCGATCTTCGCCTTGTATTCCTCGGGTAGCGTATTATCGTCATAGCTTTGTACATTGTCAAG